AGTATTAGATGCATCAAGTATATATGATTGCTGACCTCTATGACCATCATTCATTGGATACCATAGTTTTAAATTAGATTCAGTAAGAGATGTACCACTATTATTTAATGCTAATCGTTCAGGGTTTTGATAATCGAATAATACATCTGAGGCTGACCAAGTTGCATTCCATAATTGCACATCAGACAATTTACCAGAAAATATATTTATTTGAGATGTAAAAGACCTTGCACCAATAAATACATTACTTGTAACAGATGGTATCGTTATAGATATAGAGGCTGAACCAGCTTCCACTCCATTAATATATAATCTTTGAGTTGAACCATCATATGTACCTACAATTCTTATCCAAGTATTTTTATAACTTCTAGATGATGTTATTGTATTTGTTGTACTTCCATCTCCAACTTTAAATAAAATTTGTTCAGCTGAATTAGCTCTAATTACAATACCTTCATCATCACTATCTCTTGCACATATTATATCTGCACCTGCCCCTAAATCATCTATATAAGCCCATACAGCGACAGTGCAATTTGTCTCACTAAAAGCCATTCCTGTATCCAAATAATCACTAACACCATCAAACTCTAATCCTCTACCTGAATATATCTGTCCATGATTGTTATTGCCTATAGATTCTAATTTTTTTAAAGAAACATTAGTAATTTTTAAAGAAACTTGGTCAGTGGTAGGGTCTGGGTTTGTTCTAAATTGAAGCCCATCTGTTATAGTAGTATCAATAGGATTAGTACCATCTAAGGTTAATATTTCTGTAAAAGTACCATTGCTACTTCTAGCACTTCCAGGGACTCTTTCACTATCTAATCCAAAGATTCTCGCAGTCACAGAGCCCTCTCCAGCATAAGCACTTATAGTCCAAGTTAATTGATAGGTCCCCTTCGTCAAACCCATAGCCATACCTACAGCTCCACCACTATCTGCAGATTGATTAACATTCCCTGATGTATCTCCAGCATGAGTTAAAATTAATTCATTGTTTGAAATACTCCAATCATCTCCAAGATTCCAATTACTAGCACTAGAGAAATTTCCATCTACAACATATTCATCTACATAATAATCGCCTGTAGAAGTATCTATTGCTCTGTATTTAGTTGGTTTTAATATTTCTTGTATAGTAGCAGGCATTATTTAAGCACTCCTGCATTTAATACTTCTTGGCATACTAAGTTATCTAATTTAATTTCTCCATAACCTCCTGTGTCACTAGCATACATTGTCAAAGTAGTAACTGTACTTCCACCTGGTTCAAAATAACAATAAAAAGAACCTTTTCCATCAACCGCTTTCCAGACCCAAGGATAAGCACTACCTGTGCTATCTTGAGCCCAATTAAATCTAAATTTTAAATCTCCCCCATCAACATAATCAATAATATCAAAAGATAATTTATAGATTTTACCATCCGTTAAAATACTACCTTTTGAAATTGCATTATAATTACCACTACCTGCACCTGAATCAGTAATAACAAGACCATTTTCTACTCTAGTATCATTTGATAAAGACCAATATCCAGTGTCAGTTGTAAAACTTCCCTCTCCTCCAAATATATCTGCTCCTAATTCTATATCATTTGTTGGAGCAAATTCTAACATTGAAGCATGAGCTCCATACCCTATGTCTGAAGCACCATCTTCATATTGAAGTGCACCTATTAAAGAACTATTATGAGCAGCATTCCCAGAATATGGAATATTATCTAAATTCCACCATGATACTAAACTACTTTTTTCACTAGTTGATAAGTCTGCATACTGTTTCCACATAATTGATTTTATTTCTGCTTGAGTTAATACTCTATTCCAAAATCCGACATTACAAATATATCCACTAAATTCATTGTTAATAGTCCCATCTTCATCTTGTCTGGCTCCAATTGTAAATATACCATCGGTATGCTCTAATCCTGTAGTTATAGTCGTAAGCGAAGCAGTACTTTTATCAAAAACTCCATTATGATATAAATAAGCTTTATCTGACCTGTCAACTACTACTGCTCCATGATGCCATTGATTTGGTGAAATAGTAATGTCTCCAGCTATAGTTACAGTATTGTCAGAATCTGTCAATGCTATTCCTAATTTTTCTCCACCATCCCTTATATCAAATTGAAAACCCCTACTCCCTCCAGTTATCTCTCTTTGTGAGACTAGATTATCATATTCTGCTATATTACTGGAAGGATAAAACCAACATACTATAGAAAAATCTGTTGTACTTAAATCTTGAATATCTCCAATAGTAATACATTCATTTGTATTACCTGCAGATAAACTGAATTGAGCAGCACCATCACTTAATGGCTGCACTGCTCCTGCAGGATATTTATGTTTCATAACCAGATTATCTGTAACGATACCTGGGGTAGTTAATCCAGAAGCTCCTAAGCTTGTTGTTAATCCTAACTTAGGCATCTATCCTTTATATGCTATAACTTTTCCACTAACAAGTGAAAAAACTGCAAAGTTACCATAGATAGTTAATCCAGCTGGAATTGTAAAATCAACTGCATCTGTCATTGTTTTATCAATATCAGTGCAATCACTTACATCTACTTCGGAATCTTCTATTGCTGTAATAGCAGCGAATGGACCTGTATGTTGAGCAGTATCATCTATAAAGACTGAACCTGCTTGTCCCATCTGGGCATTTTGTGCTTCTTGAACTGTATATGTATGCAGTCCTCTTTGATTTGCCATTTTATTCTCCTTTCGAGTTGTACTTTAAGGTCTTAGCTTGACCATGAATGTACTATTTTATCTTATTGCGTGAAATCCTGAACTAATTATTCTAGGACCTTTCATGAGAGATGATTCGTATTGTTCTATATGTCTCTTATACTCTCTCATCATATATTCTTTTAAATCTATTTCACCAGCATCTTCTGCTAGTCTGCCTTTGACATAATATACTAATGCCTTCTCTAAATAAGAAGGTATATTTAATTCATCTGCCTCGTCATTTAATACATCTACATCTTTATAAAAAGTAAAGGCCTCTGTTACTGCCCCACCATTATATTTTGTATTTAATTTTAATAATGTTGAAGATGAAGTATCTTCATAAACTTGATGTAAGCCATTTATTTTTGAAGAACCTGTAATTACAATATATGTATCTTTTGTATAACTACTTGAAGGGATAGTTATTCTTAAATATCCTCCATGTTCTGTATATGCAGACCCAGCCACAGTATCATCTAAATCATTAATATAGTATTTAGGGCTATAAGCATATTTTATCTCTAATCCATCAGTTACAGATGTTTTAGGAGATTTCCACATAGCTCTTGATACACCAGGGCCATACTCTTTAGAACTTACATTATTATCAAATGCAGTATCACGTTCTACAATAGCTACTTTATTACCTTCTATATAATACGCATATTCATATGTAGGAGTACCAGCAGTCCATGTCCCTCCAGCTGCTTCACAAGTTGTCTTATTTGAATATCCTTCTAAACTACAATATCCCATTATACGTCATCTCCATCTTTTATAGTTGGTTGATGTAACATTCTTGGTATACTTCTATATTCATCCTTACCATTTAAATGATTCTTCATTCTTATGTCAATTAATTTAACCATATCCTTTGGAAATTCATAAAACCTTTTATCCTCAGTAATATCTATTCGTTGTGTATTAGTATGAGTTTCAAACTTTATATTTAAGTCTTCTAAGCCATCTTTAATATAAGCAATAGCTCTACCTGTTTGAGTGACTCCTGCTCTTTCCATTAATTCTTTAACTGTCATATATCTCCTATGCGAAAGCTAGAAATTCAACTGCTATAGTATTATCACCTGCTGTAGTATCTTCATTTACTCCATCACTGGAACATATAGCAAATTCATTTAAACTACATCCCTTTCTAACTGGAAGTAAAATACCTTCACCAGCTTTTAATCTTGCTATAACCACTCTATGATTCGAAGCACAATTAGTTGATATAGATAAATAATCAGTAGTATTAGCAGTTGTACTTAAAGCAGATGTACTACTATATTGATAACCTGTATGTTTAAAATATACAAATCTTAAATTAGATAAATCAGTTAATAATACAGCACTAGATTCTGCTACAGCTGTTGCTGAAAGGTAATATGGAGCTCCATCTACATATCCATCATTACTCCCCCCCGATGCTTGAATGGTAACACCTGTATCTTCTCCGCTGCCTGATACACTCCCATAACATTCCGTTGCAGCTATTGAAGGACCTGTTCCTTGTTGAACTGTTGCCACCTCTATAGGTGTAGCACTTATTGCAAACTTTATTGTTGCCATTTAAAACTCCTTATGCTTCGGCTTGATTTTGAGCTGGAGGTCTTTGAGTCACACCAGCTAAATATTGATTATATAATAATTGATACCTTTCAATAAACCATTGATACTTAGCTGCATACTCTTTCATTTCAGAAGTATATGAAGCTAGCTCTGCTTGATAATTTACAACTTGTTTTTCATATTTATTAACATTCTCTCTAAAAGTAGTAAATTCAGCATCTATTTTTCTTTCATTGTTTGTTAATCTTCTTTCAAATTCTTTGTTAAATTCATCTAATTGTTTAGAATATTCTTTGTCTGCAATTTCTAAATCTTTATCAAATTTATTTATATTCTTATCTACTTTATCAAGTTCCTTTTCAATTAATTCCATATCTTCATTAGCTATTTGAGTATTTACACTTGTCAAATCATATGTTAAAGTAGGAGCTGAAAATACAGGAACTGAAGGTAATGTTATTTCCCCTGCTACTGTAGGAATTGTAATATCAAAAGGAGATAATGGAGCACTCGGTAACGATAAATTATCCTCCATGTCTGTATGTATTCCAGAGGCATATGCTAAACAAGCCATTGCTGCTCCATAATAAACTATTAAACCATTAAATGTTTCAGGGAAAGATGGTATAGTTATTGTATGATAATTAGAATTATCTACAGCTTCTTCTGAAGATACATAACTTACTCTTCCATAATCAGTTGAACTAGATGGAGTAGGCAATATATGAATCCTACCATCTAATATATAATACGCAGGATTATAATGGGATTGATAATATAAACTATTTACATCAGCTGCTCTACCTCTTAAACTAGCATCTATAGGAGTAGCAGGATTTAATGTTGTAGAAGCAGCAGCTTCATTTCTAACTACAGAAAGAACATATCCATTATCTATATTAATCCCCAACCCAGTAGTATCACTTTTTGAAACAGAAAGCATAGATAATATGTTTGGATTTTGAGAAGCTATTGCTTTTGCAGTAAAGTCTCTAATCCCATCTTTTATAAAGTTAGAAATATCTTCTTCATTTAAAGGTGTACTACTACTAGTTACAACTCTACCCTTGCCTATTAATTCTACTATTCTTTGTCCTAATGTCTGCATTAATTCCTTATCTTACCTAACAGAGTCTGCCTGCCGAAACAGGCAAACTCGATTAGTTTATTTGTTCACTCTAGTCGGTGTCTACATTGCCAGCATCGCTACCTGTAGCACATTTATGCTCAATATACCAAGCAGCAGGTAATCCACTACCTATATGTGTTCCACCGCAATGAATTATAAGGCTATTACCTATAACCGAAGAATCATTCAATTGAATCCCATCTGCATGATTATAAGTACCACCTACACCTCCATTGCGAGCATACTCTGTATACCTAATAGATTCAGCATCTGCATAAGTAGGTGAAGTACCTCCAGCAGAAGGTAATCCATAAGCCATTATTTTTATAGTTTCAGAACTAGGTATAGCTACATCTAAAATCATCTTACAATTCCAACCTATAATCTTAGTTGATAATTTAGGAAGATGTATTATGTAACTAGCACTAGTTCCATCTAAGAAAAATAACTTGCCAGAATCCCCTGGAGTTAATTGACGAGCGGAGTCTATATTCATAACATATTTACTTTTATATGTAGAATACGAACCTAATTTACTATTAGCCATTAGTCTCTCCTTTCATCGTTTAACTTGCGATAGCTGTTATAGAGGCAGCTTCAGCACCAAATCCTTCTGCAAACCAAAGACTTCCATTAGTTGTAATTGTAACAGAGTCTCCTAAGCTAGAAGCTGCTTCTATGATAAAACCATCAGCATCTACATCAGAAGTACTTGCATTGCCATCTCTTACATAGGTATGTATACACACGCTATTTGCATCACCTGTTGAACCACCACCTGCAGGTTGACCGTAGCCAACGACAGAAACATCTGCACTGCCATTTACGTGTACAATCATCTTGCAAGTCCAGCCTGGTTCGACAGAAGACAGTTCTGGGAGATTAACTGTAAAAGCACTTGTATTATCTACCATAAACAATTTACCAGAATCACCTACTTGTAATTGTCTATCAGAATCCAAGTTTTCTACAAAATTAAAACTCCAACCTGCATGTGAACCTAGTTTTGCGTTAGCCATTATCTACCTCCTTACGCTTTTTTGATAACTAAGCAGTAAGCAGTAGTTGAAGCTAAATCAATAGCTCCACCAGTATCGTTACCTAAAACTAAAGTAACAGTATCAGCAGCTGTAACAGCACCACCTAGGTCTAAATCCCCAACATCAACTCCAAGACTACATAATACGAAGTCACCAAGAGCTGCTCCTGGAACAGTTATTTCTAAAGCCTCTTCATTTCCATCAGCTATAGAACCTGCATTCCAAGTTTTAGAACCTGAAAGAGCTTTTGCGAATTGTTCTAGATTGTCACCATGTTTATTTTGTCCATATAATGGTACACCCATAATCTAAACCTCCTTATGTCCAGATAGCGTGAGATTCAGGCATTGACCATTCCATCCCAGCTTCTGTTAAGATTAAGTCAACTCTACGGTCAACACCAGAGTTTTCGAGGGTTTGAACACCCACGTAAACTGAAGTATCTCTGTTAACACCGTTGCCCACAAGTGGACGATACGCACAATGTTTCATATCTATACCTAACATCTTCACATGAGAAGTATCAAGGTGGACATTTCTAGCCACATTCATGTCACCATATGGAGTTGAGAAGGTTGTAATATCTACACCAAACACTTTCTTCTTACCAATCATTGCAATATCTGACCTAAAGTTAGAAGATACTTCTAGATTATTCTTGAAGTAACCACCCATCTTATGTAGCCAGTTCCACACTGAAGTATTACAGAAGTAAACATTCGCACTTTGTGAATTATATCTTGGGTCCATATACGCAGACATATCATCTAAGAAATCATCTGAAGTCTTAGTGTTAATATCTAATGAAAATGAATTACCATAATTTAAGATATAATCTACAGCACCTTGTGTAGTATTATATGTTTCGCTTTGAGAACCAAACAGAAGTGATGTTTCCATATCCCATTTATGTTCAATAAGCTTTTCTTTCCATATTCTAGCCCACTCATTACCTTCATACTTCAATTGAGTAGCTCTGGCTGTATTAGTCATTGCCATTGCAGTTTTCCAGATTTGAGTTTGACCATACTGAGTTGAATAAGGCTGGTCTTTCCATGTTTCAGGATAACCAGAACCCTCAGAATGAGCACTACCTACAACATAACATTTAAAAGGAGCTAATGTCTCCTCGCTTGCTGTTGTAGTTCCAGCACCTTGAGCTATTGATAAAGGTACACCCATATAAAATCTACCTGCATCAACACCTTTTACAACTGTTCCAGTAACATTTACATAATTACCATTATCAGCTACACTAGTTACTTTAATTATCTGATAATCAACTACAGATGAAGCATTTGCTGTTGCATTGTCAGCAGAAGCTACAGGAACTCTAATTAATTGGTCAGGTAGAAAGAAACTAGGTTTAGTGTTAGCGTCACCTTCTTCATATTCTGGAGTTTGTCCAAAACGATTCTGAAGGTTACCCTGATTTGAATAATCAGTTCCGAATTTACCATAGAAAGTATCACCTACTGCATCTTGTGCATTTAGGTTACCTGTTAAAGCAGTTGCGAAACCACTTCCCATTGCAACCATATAAGCATATCTTTTATGGTATGAGCCTCTTTTTTCAGTGAATTTGAAAGAAGGGTCATCTGTTGGTTTTTTTGCACATTTACTTACAAATCGAAAGAAGGGGTCCTGAGCAATTGATAGTTCTGAAACTCTGTCTCCAAAGTTATACCGTCTCCTTAGGTCACCAGTATCTACATTGGCTGTAGAAGTACCTGGACCATTCGCGAGGACATCAGTTGCCCCTAGTTCCGATAACTGTACATAGTCATTTAAAGCCATAAGACTATCCTTTCCCCCATATAGGGAGTTTGCGTCCAGCTAGATAGTCTATTTAAAGTTGTTTTATCTAGCTAAACATGTTATCGAGATTACCATCGACATCTAATAAGCTATCAAATAAAGAGTCACTTGGACTTGCTTTACCATCACCTGCATTATTAGAGCCGCTTTGACTAGTAGGTATTTCTCTGACATTCTTCATCTGTGAAAGCATATCTTCTTTGGTAGCATTTGCAACATTTTGATTTACATTTTGCTTATTCATTAAAGCATACATGTCATCAAAAGATAAAGGTTGAGAACTAAATCTATCTTTAGCAGCTATAACAAAGTCAGCAAATTGTTCTTCATTCATTCCACTTCTTTGCATGAAATCTTGAGCCAATTCTCTAGTTCTTTGTTTTCTAGCATACTTGATATTCTCTTGTTTTTCTCTTTCAAGAATCTCAGTTGCTCTTTTATTAACTACTTTATCTACCATTGTATTAAAGACTTTCCTAGAATCTGAATCAGGATTATTCACCAAATCTTCAGTATCGAATTGAAAATCTTCATCAAGCTTTAATTGCTCTTTGACATTTCCAGGAACTTCACCTCCGTTTTGAAAATAACCACGAACATGGTCTACTAGTCCACTATCTTTTTTCATCGCATCTAACACAGGAACGAAAGGTTTGAGTTCATTTAACTCGGCTCTCAATCTTTGTGCTTCACGACTGGAATCACTATACCGCTTCTTTAGCAGTTCTGCTTCAGAAGGTTCTTGTGACACCTCTTTTGGGCTTACTGTATCAGTATTATCGGGGCTCACGCCTTGTGAGGTTTCCTCAACTTTTGGTTCAGCTTCATCTGCAATTGCACCATTGACATCATTTTCAAGGGCGTCAAAGAAGTTATCAGAGGAGCCAAAAACTGCATTATCTACTGCTTCTGGGTTACCGCTTTTACTATCTTCCATTATTGCTTCCTTTTTTTGGTTAAAAATTTAAGAACAACTAGTGTTCTTTTCCAAATCATTATTTATTTGATTTTTTAATATTATCACGAACGTTCTTAACATCGTTCTCTAAAACATTTCTATAATATTTTTGTTTTGCTCTGCTTTCAAGCTCATCTTTCATTATATTAGCTTTAGAAGCTTGAGTTTGCTTATCTACTTCAACTCCACCTCTTAGTATCTTATTATTAATACCATATTGAACAAGCTGTCTTTCAAGGGTTTCAATAGTACCATTGGAATTTTTAACCTGTTCTTCAAGATTTGCAATTGTAGATTGCAATTGAGCATACAAACTTTTTCTTTTAACTATATTATCTTTATTTCTTATATCGGTTTCAGCTAGGACAGCTATATCATCTACAACTCCCAACTGCATTAATTGTTTCAATTCTTCTAAATATGCCCATCTATTAACAGGCAATGTAGAACCAGCTTGTATTCGAACATCAAATTTGGCTGAAGCATAATCCATATATTTATCTACCACTTCTCCATAATCATTATAAACTGGAACATTAATTTCAACTTGCTTTTCACCTTCAATACTTTCAGGTTGAACTATTCTAAATATTTTATGTGCAGTATATACAGTTTGGCTATACTGCTTTACAACTTCACCTACTTGTCTTAGTGCAGGTTCAATGCAGTTTTTTAACCAGTATTTAATTCTTCGTGTACCATATTCATCCATTGCTAACATACCACGATAAGGCATATCAGCTGATGCACTTGTATCACCTTGCATAGCAGAATATATACCTGCCAAGTATTCCATATCACCCTTACCTGTTTGCGTTAAACTAAAAAATGCATTATTTAACTGAAAGGGCATTACAGGTTGAGGAGCTTCAAAGCCACTTCGTTTAGGTAGTAATGCTCCTGGAGAGGATGAATACTGCTCCCAATAATCAGTATCTATACTTCCTTCTTCATACATCCAACGAAGACTGCTCCCCAAAGATGCATTGTGCACCATGAGCTGATGAGCTTTATTAAGCTCTCTTTGCTTTCCTATAAGAGGTGCAACCGCTGACATTGGAAACGGAGTCCCTGTCCATTTATAATGAAATGGTATTATAGGATACTCAGTTAATGGCAAATATTTTTCATATAATGTTTTATCTCCTACAATACAACATAATTTTATTTTATTCTCATGAAACTTTACTGCTTCAACTAATCTAGCTTCAAAAACTTTATCTTTCATAAGAATATTAAATTCTTTTTCAGTAACAACTTTATTATCAATTTTAGAATTTTCATCTTGCAATCTAGCAGTCACTTCTATTTCATATGCTTCTAATTGTTGAGCCATCATCTCTTGCTCTTTTTGCATTTCAAGTTGCATTCTTTCAGGAAGCATTTCTCCACCATCAACAGCTGCTTGCATCTGCAACGCTTTTTCTTTCATTGCAACTTCCATTTCAATTCTCATTTTAGCAACTTCTTGTTCAGCTTGTTGTTTTATTTGAGCTAGTATTTGCTTATCAGGTGGAACCTTTACAAATATATTTCTATAAGCTATCTTTTCTTTTTCATATAGTTCAAAAAACTCTACTATCTCATCTCTCTTATCTCCATACACATCATTACTTGTCATTTCTTTATAGTGAAAATCATGCTGAGTAACATCTGTTGATTTTTCAGATAAGTCATCCCAACTACTTGTATTCGAGGATGCTGCCATTATTTTTCGTTTACTATCTGGATACTGTTGAATGAGATGTGATTTAGGTAGGAGTTTGCGGATGAGAACAAAAGCAGCATCCCTGAATAATATATCTCTAGATTTATTATCTACAAAAACGTCAAAAGGTTCTGGTTGTTTAATAACAACTTCCCCCATACCTCTATCAGCATCGGGGTCTACAGTAACCATTAAATAGCCTAAAGATTTTGTTATAGCATCATTAATAGCATTAGACAATAATGTCTGGCCATGAGATTGATACCAAATATAATCAGCAACATCTGAAAATACTGCTGCTACATCTGAATCGCTTCCATCGCTACCTACTGCTTGCCATCTAGGGTCTTTAGCAGTCGCATAAAAGTTAAGCATTTCTACAACAGGAATAATCCTATTAATAGTGAAGGTGGGCATACCCTGTTCTTCTAAAGCTATCCTTTCAGATTCTGATAACTGGTTATCATTAGCGAAGTCAAATCCTTTTTGGTTTATATATTCCCATTGGATTCTCTTCTCAGTTCTTGAATTTTCGTATAATCTTTTTACCTTATCTGCAGTCTTATCAACTCTTTTTGCCATTAAAATTCCTTATGGTATTTAGCATCTTAATATAATAAACTTTACCAGTCTTCTTCTACATTTTTTTTCTGAAGCCATTTCTTTTTTAAGCCATTGTCTTCTAACATGCACATAATCTCTACAATAGCTTTATAACTTCT